TATTCGTGTTGAACAGCATCTTTAGCCATAGCCAAGATATCTGTGCGTAGTTCATAGCCGTTTTTGTTAAATTTAACTTCGGGCAATTTTGGTGTAAAGTCTGTCATTTTATTTCCTTAAAAAAGTGTATGTGTGTTAATTGTAGTTTGTTTTGACTGGAATGTCAACGGGTTTTGGTAATGTACCATGATTAACCCACTCCCAATCTTCGTCAGTCATAGGTTGCCATTGATTCATTTTAGTTTACTCGCTTTGTAGTCTTTGATAGACTGTATTGCCTCTAGTAAACTGTTGAATAGTTGTTTAAGTGTGTTCATAGAAATCTCCAATCTGATTGTTTGCGATGGAACTCGTAGGTCAATCGCTCAATGTCACCTGAATCTTGTGGATTACGGCTGACTATATATTTTTCTAACTCTGTTCCGTAGGTGTCTGTAGAGAAACCTAGGAACACTAATAGCATTCCTAGAATTTTATTCATATTACTTCTTAGCTTTCTTAGTGTTGAAAGCAGGAACCATTGCTTTAAACTGGTCACCCATTTCTGTGTAGAAGTCTTTGCTTGTGAAAATCATACCCAAGCTCATCATAGATTGCATTCCTGCATCTGCGGCTGCTTTAGTGTATTTTGATTGTGCATCAACGAAACCGTGTAATGCTGTTTTGATGCCTTCGTGTTGAACTGTTTGTTCTACGAATTGTTTTTTTAAGTCTGAAACGCTATCAATAAAGGCGTAAGTTGCTGTGTTAAACATTTTATATCTCCTATGTGTGTGTTTAAAAGTTAGGTTTTTATGAAGAACCCGTAACTTCATATATATTTATGCCGTCTTATAGATTTCTCTATATTTTGACATAGCCAATTCTCTGGCTAAGAACAATCTTAACTTGACATAATCACTTAATTCCTCATCGTCATGTAAGGATGTTTCAATCTTTAGTATGATGCGACGGGAATTAACTAATATATCCTCATCACTAACTAGAACCTGATTTGGATCAAGTCCCCAAGTTCTAATTGCGATAAGTCTGTATGGATTACTTCTTAGAAGCTTCGGCTTTTTTATCGTCGGCTTTTGCAGGACTAGCAGGCTTTGCGTCACTTTTTGTGTCTGCCTTGGGAGCATCCTTTTTCTTAGCCAATTTCATTTCTTCTTTTGGTGCTTCTGCTTTAGCAGCCGGTGCTGTAGCTGCCGGAGCAGGTGTTGCTGGCTTTGCGGCAGGGGTTGCAGTCTGGGCAAATGCTGTCAATGACAATGCTGATAGGATTACGATTGCTAATGTTTTCATTTTAAGTTTCCTTTAGGTTAATGAAGTAGATTTATATGTCTACATATATATAACGCGGTAGCTATTGATTCCGTTGACATAAATACATATTATGTTATATATATCTTATCAGGGAATTTACGACGGGCAAAACTATGAAGATGCCAATACTCCAAAACAAATAAACAAAGCACTTGGAAAAGGGTTTAGCTGTTTAATAGATGTTTGGCGCATTGATAATAAACTCTATGTCGGGACTGAACAACCAGTTATTGAAGTAACCGAGAAATATATACAAGGTCCACGCTTCTGGATTAATGCTGTAAATGAGGATATGCAAACTTGGATAGCTACCCAATCAAGTACATTGTATCCAAACTACTTTAACTTTGCGGCAAGTACTCCACCTCCACCATATGCTACTGCTAGCAATGGTAAACTGATTACCCCGGGCACAGTACCTATCAATACTGATAGTGTTATGTTTTTACCAGAAATAAACGACCGTAGCTTATATACTATGGTTAAAGTAAAAAGCTACGGAATATGTAGTGGATTTTTAACCCTCATCAAGCGTATGCGTAACGAAGGTATTTGGTATTAACCACCCCGACCGGTACGTCTAACTACACTTGCACCACCGAATCCCTTACTTGGCTTAGGAGCTTTTTGTTCAGCTTTCTTGCCTGTCATCATTGGTGCGTTTTTCTTTTTAGCTTCATTGGCCATGTTAATAAATGGATTGGGGTTTTTCTTTTCTGTCATTTTCTTACCTTTACTGAATCTAAGTAACTTACTATATTACCATATAACTCAATCATCATAGCTATTTTGCTATCATATAATCTCATGTATGGTTGTTTTTTCTTACCTTCAATCTTATTTACACCCAAGAAGAAGGGGCATTTGATTTTTTTATTGATCTCCATGACATACGCATGTTCACTAGTACCTTCTCTAAGTTTAAAATCACATTGATAATATTCAATCTCTGCCATTCTAAAAAGAAAATCACCGTACTCAGTAAGACGTAAACCATCTTGTCTGCCGCTTACCCATATACGCATCATAAGGGAATCGGCACTTGAATCCACACTGTGGTTGTTAGGTAGTTCGGCCAATACGGCTTCGGTTATAATTTGTTTAAGTGACTTGCGTTCACTCATCTGGATAAACTTTACTGCCGTTGTTCATAAACACGACACTAAATTTATCAGTTTTAAACTGTGCGTTTAGTTTACGACACAGATTTCTTGCATGTCCTGGATTACTAAAACTGGTCTTTTTATATTTAGGAGTTGCGTCAGGATCTTGATAATGCTGGCTCTTTAGATTGATAGGCTGACCATCATAGAAGACCGCCCATATACCTGCTGCCTCAACAATCTGGTCACATTTGTATGTTGTCTTGTCTACTAGTTCTAGTAATACATTAGGTTGTGTTCTACTCATTTACCATTTACCGCCGTTAATTTCTAGTTGTATAACAGCATCGTCATCATTTACTTTTTTGTTAAGTAAGTCATAGTTTTCTGCTATTAACTTAGCTATCTCATCACGCAACATTTTAGCCTCTTCTATAGGCAATACTAATGTATTGCCCCTAGTGGCTGAAACCTTGTCAATGAAACGCTTTATAATAATCATATATTATTTATCAAGGCCTCAGCATCATCTTTAGTTTTAAACGGACCTTGATACTCATATCGCTGAATAAAGATGTATTTAGGGCAAAAAATCACTTTATCTTCACTTCCTTGCTTAAACGTATACCATCCTGCGGCATAATAACACTTGCTTTTAGTCGTTTTGGTAAACAAATGAAGCTTGCGTTTAATGTCTAATATAGAGTTATATACCTTAGCCGTAGTAGGATATTCGCTGAAAGGTACTTCTTTCTTTTCGCTACTAAACTTACTAAAGTTTTGAAACTCAATCTGAGTTACTCGTTGAATAGCTTTGGTATTTTTATAATGAGTTTTGTTGCCGTTTAACTTAACTTCAAAGCCTGAGCCGTCTGCTAATACATTTCCTACTTTTTCATTGCCGTCAGTTACAATCCAGAACTGGTTCTTTACTACTGGTTTTGCGATTAGAGTTTTATTCATTATATTCCTTTGTTATCTAATAATAACATATTTTCAGTTTAAGTCAATAGATTTGGTTAACCTATTAAACAATAGCTTCTTGTATTCTTCAATATATAAATCTTTGTTAAAGGATATATCTTGCCATTGTACTTCTTTATACTTGACAGTTGAAATGTAATCATCCGTATATCCTAAATTCTTTAACGAAAATCCTATCTGCCCGGGCAAGCCTAGTCTATTACTATTTTGTGCCGTTGTATTAAACTCGTTTGCTAACTCAGTTGCAATCGTATTGTCTAAATGTTGATTTTTCCAATTGATCTTGGGACTATTTTGATCCGTATTTAGTTCGGTATAACCGTAATCTTTAAAATTCTTACCCAACTCACTATTAAAGGGAACTGCTTCATTCTTATACAGATTCAATCCATGAAAGATAAACGTATGTAACGGGATACTATCATCCATTAGTTGATTAAAAGTATGGCGCATAGAGTCTATTGGTTCTTCTGGTAATCCTAGTATAAAACTCCCGTGCATTGTTACTTGATTTCCATATCGTTCACGTATTTGTTTTATAGTATTGATTTGTTTTGCCCTATCAAACCCTTTACCAATTATTAATCCTGTGCGTTTATGTAGTGTCTCAATACCAAAATAAATCCCACGTAAACCTATATCATATAACTTATCAATCAATCCGTTGTTCTGTGCTATTAAATCTAAACGTGTGTAGGCCCAGAACTTGGGTTGAAAGGTCAATCGTTTAACTGTGTCGTGTAATATATCTAACTTGTATGTACTATCATTAAAGGTATCATCAAGTATATAAAAATTAGATACGCCGAACTTGTCATAGCTTGATTGCATTTCTTCATATAAGATATCACTGTGTCTAATAAAATCTAAGTTCTGTTTTCCATTCAATGGATAACTACAAAACTTACATTTAAAAATGCATCCACGTGCTATCTCTAATGGTAATACCTTAGCATTACCAACATCTAAATCTTCCCATTCAAATTTGCTATTGACAAAATCATAGTTATCATTTGTTCTGTTATCAACTATTGTAATACCGTATAAATTTTTATAGCTATTGACTAGTGGTGTATTATTTTTTAAATGATTGGCAATAGATAGAATACTGACTTCCCCGTACCCAATCACACTATAATCTATGTTCTTATCATTTAAGTTAGCGTGAGACTTTGTACCGCCTACTACAATTTTACAGTTATAGTTTCTGGATTTAATATGATTAACAACTTGAGTTTCAAAGTCAATACCCTGTGGCATAACTCCGGACAAGACAGGTTTATATGTTTTTGATCCGTCTGTGTTACTAGAGTCAATGATATTATTAAAGAAGGTTGTACTAAATCCTACAAACAATGTATTAACTGATACTGATTTGTCAATGACTTGTTTAAATTCTTCTAATGTAAATGCGTGTAGGTGATCTACAACTAAACAACTATATCCTTGTTGTCGTAGAGTATTGGCAATCTTATATGCACCGATTGCTTTATAGATAGTTACTGTGTCTGTTACATCAGTAAATATTACAGTATCATACATTATTTTTAAAACTTTTTTCTACCTTCATATCAAATACTACATGTTCAGCCCATTTATGTAATGTCTCTATACCCGGATGTATATTATCTCTTGCCAAATCAACATGGTTTTCCAATGTTATATTTACTAAATCAATGTCCGGATTTGTAAACCAAGTGTAATCAAAATAAGGTATGTCTTTACACATTACTTTAGCTGAATTTATTGCACGTTTAGCAAAACCCAATCCCTGATAATCATGTGTAACCCAACCAAAAGATAAAGGATGCTCTTCGGCTGAAGTAATATTACCCGCAGACCAATCTTTAAGTCTTTTGTTTGGCATCATTTCTAAAACTCTACTAGGATCAGGCCAAATAGTCACTATAGCTTTTGGTTTTATTCCGGCATTAAGAAAATCAGTAAGTAATGACCAGATCCTCATCACACTTGAATGTGGCATACCTAGATTAATAGTAGGTATATTAGTAATACGTTGTATATGTCCGGTGATAGTATTTTCTACATCAACGCCCACCCCAAACACATTGCTACATCCAAACACTGCGATTGAACATTCCCAATCAATATCATTAAAATCTTTATCACATCGATAGCCGTGACTATTTACCTTGTATGATATTTCTTTACTACGCCATACCCAATCGATTGGCATTTTTTTTAAAGATTGCTCATAGTTTTCTAAACTATCAGGGCCCATCCAATAGTTACATTTATCTTGATCCTGAATCAATAATCCATTTAAATGATCGTCTACGTTAGGGAAATTATATTTTTTTGTCATCAAACGTTGTTAATCTAGTAACACCTTTGTGTTTAGTAAACAGATGGTCAGTATACTTACCGTCAATCTTTAATGGTAAATCTAAATGAATATGTAATATAGGTCCTATTTGGTCACTGATAACAGTATCATTGCCCACACTGCCTATCCATCGTATCTTTCCATGCATACCGGTCACTCTAGCCATAAACTCATATTTAGGCTTATAACGATGTTGTTCAAAATATTCAGCTAGACTTGCCATTTTTTAATTCCATAACAGGTAGAATACTATTATCAAAAATCTGAGCCATTGTGTTATACAATCCCTTACGCTCTTCCGGTGTCATTCCTGATAACCAAGGAGGGCCATTTGGATCTTTGTCTAATCCATAATCATGTCGATATGTATAGCACATATCATTAATGATTTCTTCACGGGTTTTCATGGCAACTTTCCTAGTACACTACAAGTGTCTTTTAATACATTATAAAATTCGGGTAATGATTCACTAAACTTTTGTTTTCTATGCTCATCAATAGTTATTATATACTGAAATGCTTTTTCTAGCAAGTGTTGGTTATCCAAAGTATTCATATAGTTTAATACTTGTATTGAATGTGGGTCAGTTAACTTGCTACACAAATATTCTTTTGTTTCTTTACTCAATGCATCTACGCTATAATAGTCTGGTCTAAACACCATACCAATGAATGGTTTGGGTAGTTCTTCAACACGACACCATTCAATAAACTCATCAACATAAAATACAGTAAAGATACTCATGGTATGAGATATACTTAACATAAGATTACTATTCTCTTTACGTTTTTGTTTATAGTGTTGTATGTTCTCATACACTTCTGACCATACACCTGGCCATCTAGTATATTCATATACTAGACCAGTACCGTCAATACTTAACTGCATGTTGATAGCTTTAAACTTACTCCATCGTTCCCAAAATCTTTCGTCGGGCATGATAGTACAGTTGGTTGTATAGTGTATAGTTATGTTCTTTGCGTTATGTTCTATCAGATAATCTAGGTATTCTAAATGTTCTTCAATGCCACTAACGAATGGTTCACCACCTGGCATTTCAATCAATATTAAATCATCAGATACACTTTTTATATTCGTTAAAAAGTTTGGTTCTGCATAATATCTATTATGAGGCCAAGATTTAGTTTCGGGGAATACTTTTTTAAGCTTATGTTCTTCAGTAAGCCATCTGCTACTTGCATAGCTTTTACACGTTCTACAAGCTAAGTTACATATGTTGCCAAATGGAACTGAAAGTACTTTAAATGAGTTTAAGTCAGGTTCAGTCTCATTAAATACCGTTACCCAATCTCGTTGGCGTTTAGATAATATACCGGAAGCTTCGTCTTGCCAACATCTACTACAACCTTCAGGCTTTTTTCCGTCTAGGAAATCTTGTTGTAGTTGTTTACGTTCATCACTTGCTAAGAAATCAGGTAAGTTTTTTGCAAGCATATTTTTATACTTACAACAAGGTCTAAAGTCTTGTTGAACTTCAATATCTAACCCTACCCAAGGGTAATAGCAAATGTGTTCATTCATCAGTTATTTAACTGAAACTTTTTTAAGTATTTTTTTGCAATGGAATAATCTTCTACAAATGGCTCATCTAGCATCTTACGATATTCGATAATGATTTCCATAGCATAGGACCGATCTTCATCTTCTAAAGATTCCCACCAAACTGCTAGTTCTTCGGGTGTTTTGTTTAAAATGTATTGTAAGTTGTTGTAATCTCTGTTCATTTTATTCTCCTAGTTTTTCCCAAACGTATTCAGATTCTTTCATATATGCTATTGGTTGTAGCCAACCATTCTTTATAGCTTCCATAATCATAAGTTTATATTGTCTTGGGCAGTCATTGCTAATCTCAAATCCAGCACGTGGCGCCATAAGAAATCCATTATGAATATGAAAGTCAGGGTCATCCTGTCGTATTGTTTTAATAGTTTTGTCAGGCGTAGTAAAGGTCATTTTTCTTGGTCAGCTAATGTTGTGAAAAAGGTTTTAACTTTGGTATCATTATCCCAAGCTACAGTATAATCATTATCTTTATCAGATAATACCAATGCCTCATCATATGTAACAACACGGTGACTGATAATCTGTTCCCCGATATACTCTTGGCTGAATTCCTTTGCCTTTTCCATTGTTACTGTATCTAACGCCCATAATGTTTTGTCGTTGCCATAGTCGTCAGTGCCTACAGGTACCTCAATCATATAACGTTTACGGAAGGTATCAATAGATTCTACAAGAACCCATTGTGTTTCTTTCTTAGTTAACATAAAACTTCCATCTCCATTATCTTTCCAAGTTAATGAATCACCTTCGACCCAACCCGTTTGTTCCAACATATCCGGTGGAAACTCCAAAATAAAGTCGCCGGTATCAGGATCTTCCTGTAATTCAACTGTCCAGCTAGTTTTCATACTAAACTCCCTTGATAAGGACTATTCAACCATTTTGCATATGTTTCAGCTTGCTCACTAATCTTAGTCAGCTCATACTTACCGCAGAACTTCATAAAGTGAATGCCAACCTGAGGGATAGTCGTAGTACGAACACCCTCTTTAATACGTGCATCAACCAAGTCTTTGATTTCTTGGGGTTGTGCAGTCAGGTCAATAAGTACACGATTACGTTCATAGTCATCTTTTACCCTATGCTCAACTTCATTGTGGTCTACCCAGCGTTGCAACATCATGTTGTTCCAATGAAAGCCTTGCTTATTTCTATCAGCATAAGCCTCAGTTAGTCCAACTTTGTTCTTACTACCTTTCTCACGTACCCCGGGATAAGCAGAAAATACATTGTCAGAACTATCACCACGCATACACTTCATAAAAAGATGCCATTGCGGGTCACCTAACAGTTTGGGTTCTTTAGTTTTCTTATCTTTAACAATCTTACCCTTGTCATCAAAATAACCGTCAAGTGTAATCAGTTGATTAGACACCCCATTATATTGCTTGACATTTTCATTGATAAGTTGAACATAGTCGGTATCGCTTGAAATGATAAAATGCTCATCGGTCGGATGTAAGTGAATAAAACGGGCAATCATGTCGTCAGCTTCAGCCCGTTCATGTCTGAGTACTGATACGTTTGTTTTTTCTTTTAGAAATGTAGTGAACTTTTCATAAGTATCCCAAAACATTTCATTTTCTTCACGTTCTGTTTCAGTTTGTGATAGCGCATCAACCACACGATTTTTCTTGTAGGGCTCATAATGATCCTTACGCCAGCTACGACCTTCTAAGCAGAATACAACGTGATCGATTCCAAACTTGCGAACGATTTGATTAGTACTTGCTAGTGTTAAGTGAAGTGCCATGCCGATCTTTTCCCATGTATCACTATTACGTGATGCAATGTGACGGGCACGGAAGAATGTGTTAGCAGTATCAATGAGTGCGTATTTCATATGTATAAAGGTAATGTTAATATGTATATATTATACACTATGTTTGATTTATTGTCAACTAACTTCTGTACGACCGTCACCTAAGTTTTTAGTACGGACCATACGTAAGTCACGGTTTGTAGGATCAGCTTGTTGTTGCTCATAGACCTCGAGCGCAATATTTCTGCAAATTGTTTGAAACCAACGATCCACCAACACATTGTCTGTGTCACTATCTTTTTGTTTGTAACCTGCACGAATCAGATTTAAAATGAACTTTTCATTCCAATCAAGTTCAAACGCACCATTGTTAACATCATTGGGATCAAGCTCCATACTCAGTATGTTGATGTACGGCTCACCTGCTGCCGTTGCTTTTTCTTTAGCAGTAAGTTCGGGTGCAACTTTCTTTTCCTTAACCTTTTTAGGTTCAGGTTCAGATTTAACTTCTGGCTTCTTAAATAAGTTTTTTATTTTTTCAAACATTTGTATCTTTCGTGTAGTTTAAAGCTGGCAAGATTTTTTGCCTTCGATTCGCACATCATATCAAAGTTATCGATAAATGTCAATGCCCAATCGTTCACTGCTTCGTTCCAATAGTAATCACTATGTGCCCGAAGCTTCTGTTTACTGTATCCCGCTTCAATCAACGCACCATGAGAGGGTAACTGTGATCCGGAATGTCCGACAAGTACATCTTCACGGCTGACGGAGTAATGTAAAGTAGGCCGAACACCACGCCAACTATCAATGACCATTTTAACACGGTCGTCAGAAGGTTCGATGTATTCTCCTTCACGTATCCAATTATGGTGTATGTCCATGACCGTAGGTACGAGGTCAGATAATGATAAGCAGTCAGTAAGTCCATGTGTGTATTCCTCATTTTCTAGTGTTAGTGTGTTTCTTGCTTCGGGGCTGAGTCTTCCGTAAACATCTCTGATTCCTTGTGGGCCTCTACGCCCAGATATGTGTATATTAATCTTAAAATCCTGGAAATTTCTACCGAACCCCATCCATCTGGCCATATCTGCATGATATTCAAACTCCTCTATACTCTTATTTACTACCTCATCACGGTCGCTTGCTAAAACTACAAATTGATCGGGATGAAATGAAAGACGTACATCATTTGCTCTAGCTGTCTCACCGATGGGTGCAAACCATCGTTGTAAACTATTTTGTACATCAGTACTTTGCCAAAATTCTTTGTATCCATCCATAGTATAAAAACTAAGCATATCACTAGTAAGACGAACCATACGCAATTCGGGTTCTAATGTAGCAACACGCTTAACCAATGCGTGAGTATTCATAATATTGCGTTTAGCAACATCCATAATCTTTTCTTCCACTACACTACGGTTATTACGTTTTGCCCATGCTTGAGTAGTGCCACCCGTGTTAAGACCTTCGGCTGAAACAATCTCACCTTTGTGATTGATTTCTGCCCATTTACAAGCAAAACCAATGCGTTTAATGTTAGTGTCAAAAGAGTGCATAGAAGTCCAAAGTGATAAATAATAAGATATAGTGTAACATATTTACGCAATAAAGTCAACTATTTACGGATATCATTATGAAAATTACTGAAGTTATTACCGAAGCCGCAAACCCAGCACAACAAGCCGCTATTGCTATTGCTAAAAAGAAAGAGCAAGGAATAGATGAGGATTGGAACAAGGTCAACAGGAAAGACAAAACGTCCGGTATGAGCCGTAAGGCGGTAAAAGCATATCGTAGAGAAAATCCAGGTAGCAAATTGCAAACAGCAGTTACTACCAAACCTAGTAAATTAAAGCCTGGATCAAAAGCTGCCAAACGCCGCAAGAGTTTCTGTGCTCGTATGAGTGGCAACAAAGGTCCTATGAAAAAGCCTAATGGTAAACCTACTCCCAAAGCATTAGCACTACGCAGATGGAATTGCGAGAGTGTAGAGCAAATGGAAGAATTAGTAATGCTAGCTGAACAATATATTAGAAACCTTAAGAAATAACGTGCGAGCAAACGAATTCATTAGTGAAGCTATTAACCGTAGAGACCTGCTTAAAGGTGTAGCAGGCGCTGCCGCATTAGGTGCTACCGGTTTAGCTAAAGCAGGTGAATATCAAGATTTAGAAACTATAAAAAAAGAACCTGACGTTTGGATGCCTAGATTTGAACAACTGCAACAACGCAGTAATGGTATGCTGGGTAAGTTAATGCGAGCTGCCGGACCAGAATGGGCACAAAGACTGAAGGGTGCAAAAGTTATTGTTATGTCAAATGACCAATGGGTTCAAGGAAATGCTGGCAATCGTACTGTCAGTCTTGACCTAACTGTGTTTTGGGATGCTCCTGACTCCACACTAGCATTTGCTATAGCACACGAACTGGGACACATTGCCCTAGCACACAATGACCAGCCAGATCCTAAGAAAGCACGTCAGGAAGAAATGGATGCTGACGACTTTGCTATTAAGTTATGCAGGGCTTTGGGTTACAACAAAGTTGAGATGTTCAAGTTCTTGCATCAAAAACAATCTGATTACGACTTTTATAATAGTATAACTAAACTACCTAATAGCAGTCATCCTAGTTATGACCAACGTATCAATCGTGCAGATCAAAAAGGATTTCAGTTATCAAAAGGTGGTGTTAAACAAATGAATACGCTAATGACACACTTAGCTTAAGCTGTCTCAAACATTGCAGGATCCAACTCAAGGGATCCTTTTTTTACCTTCTTCTCGGCTTTAACTGTCTTAGTTATTGTACAGTTCATTGCAGTAATCATTGGGCTATATAACAGTATCTCTCTTGCCACTGTAGCAGTCTGACTAGTTATCTTACCATCACTATCCTTGTTCTGCTTACGTCTTCCTGCAGTATAAGTTACATCATAATAACTGATAGATAGTTGACCTTGATTGTCGGTATAAAAAGTATCACCTGCATCACGGTTACAATACATAACAAGATTGCCAGCTAAGTCAGATTGTTTACAAAAGTCCATTAGTTGTATATGTTGATTGTCATCGAACACCTGACTATAACTAGTGAAACTATCTCTATAAGGTGGGTCAAAGAAGAACAATGCTTTGCCTTCAATATGCTTAGTACAAGCACTCCAGTCACCACAAAAGATATCAACCTTTTGTAAGAAGTTGTGCCATTCAATCACGTTTTGCTTGTCATAGCATGATGTAGTTTGAGTTAATAAACCACAAGGTGTAGCATATCTACCTTTACTAGCTTGAGTAGTTTGCCAAATACCATTAAAGCCAGTCTTCATTAAGAAATACAATGTAGCCGACTCAGTAGTTTTATTCCACTGAGAGTAGTTAGTTGTATATTCTGTACGTAGATTGTAATAGAATGTTTTACGATCCACTTTACTTAGTGGCAAGTATTGAGATTCTAATGTATCCATTCTTGCGATAAAGTTAAGGTGATCTGTTTTGATAGCAGTATAGATGCCTACAATCTCAGGGTTAATATCGTTCATAATGAACTTCTTAACTGTGGGATTATTTTCGTAGATATGAATCATCATAGCACCACCACCGAAGAAGGGTTCTACAAAAGTGTCATAACCTGAGTATGGGATGCCGGGGTCAAGCTGGTACTTAGGTATCATCTTATTCTTGCCACCGGCCCAGATGTATAAAGGTTTCATATTATATACTTATGTTTACATAGCCATCAGAAATTGCTTGAGAATCATGACCACGCTCACTCTTCCAGTCAAACTTCAATTTAGAAAATAATGATAAGTCATCAGTATCTGCAATGTTTACCATCTTCATTTTATCTTGGTCAATGATAACTAAACTATCCCAGTTATCAACTTCTTTGTACCATGCCAATACTGATTTTCCTATTGTTCTATAAAAATCATCTGCTGATCTTTTAGTTAATAATTCACTAACCAATGTAGTAACATCACGGCCCGGATATAGTTGCGTAAAATATGTTAACAATATTTCTTTTTTGTTAGTGTTAGTGTCAAACCATGATAACCATTTACTAAAACACTGACCTTTTGTTCTTTTAGTTTCTTTTGTTGGACCTGCCCTATGGCCCTCAAAAACTGTTAAATTTAGTTGGTCTTGTACACGTACTGCGTTGGCCAATGGCTTAAGACTTGCCCCGTTGTTTTTTAACTCCCGAATACCACCGGCTACTTTGCCGTCACCTTTACCCCCAGTACGCTCAAAGGTCCAACCTTGAATAACTAATGCAAGGTATAGTTCACCGACACCTAAACCTTTGCCTTTAAATCCAACTAAAGCCGGCAATAGACGTTGCCAAGTTTTGTTGTTTTTCAATGCTTCTGGATATAAATCTTCAAACTTGAGAATAAACGTAGTATTAAACTTTTCACCACCTATCAAGTTATCTTCATTAAGAAGAATGTCAAGCATCTCATGACCATCTCCGCATTTACAGTGTTCAGTCCATGCAAATGCCATAAAGTATTTACACCACGCCTTGAGTCCGATTTTTTTACTAGGCATCATCTTACGCTTAGTAAGAAGAAAGTTAACCTTTTTTTCAAAATCAGCAATATTCATGTTGTTCATATTATTCATTGTAGTCTGCGTTGTCAATCTGATCTTGCCTAAATGCCCGGGCATCGGCTTCATTGGTAAATGAGTCTATAATACTCATTCCACCTAATGGGTGTGGGAACCAAACAAGCCATTCTGCTTGGTCCTCGTCATACGTACAATAAAGTTCTACTTTTTCTGTCATTTTTGATCCCATTAATCAACTGAATAAACATTATTATAGCACAGTTCCCATTATTTGTCAACCTTTAGCAAATCCGTCATATCGTACAGATTCCGCATATAGGGAGATACATTATCTAATACTGAACTAGCAATATCACCTTTTCTTCTAGGACCATATTTGATGTTAATATCAATATCATTTACTTCCATAAACTTATTAACAATCTCATTAACAGTATATCCTACACCGTGACCCAAACATTCTATACTATTACCGGGTTTCTCAATAGCTTGTTTTAATGAATCACATATTTCATTGACATGGACATAATCACGTATACAGGTACCGTCATTACTAATATCATAATCATTACCGAATATAGTAAACTGTTTTGATTGCATGGCCATTATTAGATTGTACATTAATCCATCGGGGTTAGTGGGAGCAAAGCCTTCGCTTCCAATAACATTATAAAATCTAAAGATTGTATATGGTATTTGACGATGAGTTGTACAATATTCTTTCACTACGTCCTCTGCCGCACGTTTACTAATACCATAAGCACTTTCACAATCTTGTGCGGCTCCTGTACTTGCAAAGATAAAGTTCTTTGTCTTAATCTTGTTTAGTACATTCATTGTACCATTCAAGTTAGTAATATAGTATTGAATAGGTTTCTGTTCGCTTTCACCTACATTAACTAATGCAGCCAAGTGAATAACACAATCAAACTCATCTTCTAAACTAAACGGTCTATTGATATCACAATGATAGAATGTATGAGGTGACTCTTGTGGTTCTACTTTATCTAATCCATGTACTTCATATTCATTTTTCAACATCTGTGTCAAATGTGAACCTATATAACCACTGTTACCTGTTATTAAAATCTTTTTCATAATCCTTCAAACAAGCTAACACCTGTTTCTTCCTCTACTGGTTTGTATGATGGGTCTTTGCTTAAGTATGTGTCAGTATCAGTATAATACACACTTAAAAACTTATGCTTATTACCCAACACACTTTCAAAATCTTCCCGTGCTAAATGCTTACGATTTAGTTCTGTAATGTAATCACTATACTTAACTGTTTCATATGTATTAATCTTGGCGGCATTTGTATTGCTACGCTTACCTACAAAGTTATCTAAGAAATTAACCCAACCCTCTGCTACTTCATCGTCTAACTCACATACATAATCTAATGCTTCTGCTGATTGTACTGAGCAATATATTTCTGTGATAGTCTCTCCGGCATCTTTGATGTTTACTTTGTGAAAATATTTCTCATTAAAGTTATCACTCCAATCTTGATTATCTAATACAACACACGGCATATGTCCTAGACATTCTAAGAATGCGAATGGATAGTTCTCACGCAAGCTTGGCATAAAGAATACACCACTACTGCGAATGAAATCTACTTTCTCCTGACCAGTAATGCCTGCACGTATCTCATAATCAGTGATGCCTGCTTCTGCAAAAGCTTTTTCAAACTTCTTTGCACCGTTGCTGTTAGTCATTACTTTACAGTGTATTTTACATTCTTTCATTACACGAATATATGCTTCTGGGTTTTTACCTTCTTCCCATCGTCCAATAAATAATACACCTTTATGAGTGCCTGTGTATGGTTCTAATAGGCCACGCTCACTCATAGGCATACGCAATAACTGACAGTTAGTAGCACCAAACTTAGTGAGTTCGTCAATGTTCTTTTGACTCTGTGTACCAATGATTATATCAGTAAACTCCATATGTTTGTTATAAAAGTTATGATAACTGTCTAAGAATACATCACTACCCTGACTATCACGGAAAATCATACTATGTAAATGTGTATAGAATACAACAGGGATATACTTATTGACGGTCATTGCATAACTTGCAGTCATTGCTTCCTGTGTATTACATACAATCATATCATATACATTAGTTTCAAATGCTTTTAATATTGCTTTGCGGAAGTTAATAATCTTCTCAAAGTTAATAGTATCACTAAATGCAAACGTAGCAGTATGGTCGCTATATCTTAGTGGTTCGTCTGGATAGACAATATTAGCACCCAATGATATAATCAGTTCACTAAAATCATTAGTAGGTTGTTTGTCTAATATGATATCAACCTTCCAGCCGATACGACCGCACATCTCAGTGAAGCCTTTAGCAAAACTACCGATACCACCGTGTGGTATAAAGTGTTGGTCACTAATCAAAAAAGCAATTCGTTTATTATATAATTTCATTTATCCTCTACAGTGGGCACATCCTGCCATTCAGTCCATTCACGTTTTTTAGTAAAACTACCCTGAATAGTAGTTGTACTATAATCAGTTACTTCAAATTGTGTTCTATATTGTAACACTTTTTCAGGTCCGTCTAAACCGTTTCGGACAAGATATCTTAATTCATACATATATTTACCTTTTTAATAACCACATAATATGGGCATTCTTATCGTGCCATCTATACTCTAATATAGACTCACCTGGACCAGTAATAATCCTAGTCAACCTATAAGCCCACTCTAACCAAATTCGTCTACCAGTCAAGTTGCATCGTTCAGGGAACCAAGCAAATTTAAGTTCGGCTCCGATCATCATTCTACTGTAAAATGAATCGTATGATTCTGTTTGTGGCATTAAGTGCCCCACTCGTTTTTAAACAGTGGAACTTGTAGTCTATCGCTATAACGATAACCACGATTCATTGCTTCAATAGCAACATTCTTTGCATTTAAGTTATACAATGATTCTACCCCACCGCATGGCATAAAGTATACTGGACCTCTGAATCCACCATTGCGAAATTCTTTTACTGCTTTATCTGCTTCAAGTGCATCTTCCTTAGTAGCAATAACAAACTTCAAATATACAAAGCCAATACTTTCATATTGACGAATAATATTAGGACAGATTGCTTCACTCCACTTCTCGCCACTGATACTTAGTTTAGGGCTAACACTAAATGTTAATGCATTCTTCTCTCTATTAATCTTCCATTGCTGTAAGTAGACTGATAGGTCTTGACTTAGTTCTTGTGTGCCGTTAGTTTCAAATGTAATCTCTTTGAGACCCCTCATCTTTTCGTTTGAAAGTAGTTCTGGATATGCTCTTTGCCATCCAAGAAGAGGTTCACCACCAGTGATGACAAGGTGCTCATCCATCCAGCGACCGTGAGGAAGGATAGTAAGAATAGAGTCAACAATAGAAACGGTACTGAGCACAGGACTAAGATGCTTAAACCTAGGGTCCCAACTTGCGTAACTATCACATCCCGTACTGACAAGCGGTAAGGATTTATAATCTGTATAATCTTCTGCTTTAATTGCGATAACATCTCTCTCACTACTCAATTCCCCTTTAGGCATTCCAAAGCCACCGCATGTAAAATTGCATCCATATGTTCGTAGAAACACAGAAGGTACACCCATGTATCTACCTTCACCTTGAATGCTATAAAATAACTCTGAAATTTTAATTTGACTCATTATCAGGACCTCTTGTAAACATATTTTTCATTTTTGTTTGATATCCTTTTTTCTTATCTTCTTTTCCGCGCTCTCGTCTACCACATTGGGTGCATTCGTGATAGTAAACTACATTATCGTACATACTGCCCTTAGGACTTTTAATAACTTCAGTACCTTCTTTTGTAAACTTATTGATGCACTCATTAAATGAGCATACCCTTTGCATGGTTACTGGATCAATGTATATTACATCGTTTTTCTTTTTTGATAATTTTGTCTTTTTTAAATGACTCATTATTTACCTATCTTTATGTCAAAATGTTTAAGAATAACTTCACCCCAAGTACCGCCACCTTGTTTATAAAGATGATTAACTTGTTTAGCGCAGTCTCTAATTATTAACTCTGCGAAATGTTCATAACGTTTTTCATCCATTATATCATCTCGTTGAGCGGCTTGCTCCCATAGCTCTTTTATTTTTTTGTTCATATATTACCAATGATGTAAAGTGTTTGCTATGATGAAACAACATGTTATCACATGTAGCACCACCCAGAAAGTTTTTAGGAACAATGCGATTTTTGCTTCACGCAATGTAAGAATAGGAACATCAGGCCTGTCATCATCCGTGTTACCCATCAGATGACCGGTTGCTCTTGCCCAGATTTTTTCTAAACTGTTCATTAAGCTACCTCATCTTTATTGTTGTTAGGATATTTTGCGCTAGTATATCTAATAACTAATACGCTTATTGCTATAACAAATGTGGATCCAGCCACAGCCATCATTTCAACAACATTGATTGGCTGATGACTCATTATATCTACCATATGTCGTGTCAATGCTGTTATTGCAATGTACAACAGGAACCTGACAGGCATATGATTAGTCTTGAAATAAATGCCTACCATTGCACCTATTTCCAAATAGATAAACATTAGTAACAAGTCACCAACTGTTGCGTGATGTTTTTGAAACAGTTCAGCAAAGGTCCAACCGGCAGCCCATACTGTTGCGGCGCCAATAGCAAATAATGCAAGTCTATGAAATATGTCTACTAAGGTATGTCCTACCCTATCTACTATTTCTGTTTTTAACATTATTCAAACTCTCTATCTTCTCTGTGACCACCACGTCCTGCCATATTACTATCAGTCTCACGGACCTCTACTCTGCAACACCATACTCGTTTAGCTTCTTCACTACCACAGTTAGGTAAGAATATTGTGTTAATGTATTCGTACAAGAAGTCAGCAATACCCTCACAGCCAGTACGTTCTACTTCTGTAATCTTTGCTAATTTCAAACGACCTAGTTCTAATAGATGTTCACGCATTGGGTCATCTTGTGCGACTAATAGAGTATGGTCAAACCATTCTTCTAGTTTATCTTTTAATGGTCGTAATCCACCGAAGTCTGTTACCCAGTTACGGGCATCAAGTGTATCGGCTTCAAACTCAAAGTGAAAACTCATAGCATAGCCATGAATTAAGTTACAATGACTGTCTGCACGCCACTGACGATATGCAACAGGACCTATTTGTCTGTATGTCTTTGTTGAAAAGAATTTTTTGTTTGCCATTGTGTTCTCCTATGTTGTATTATAGCATAGGCAGCAGAATTTGTAAAGCGGGAATGATGCCAAAAGACCGCTGTTTTCAATATATTTTTACCAATTCATTTTGGTCATTAATCAAATCAATTTGATCTCCACAAATGGCACCACATCGTTCTAACTTGTTATCATTAGACCAACTAGACTCTAACGTGTCAAACCATTTACCATTAATGATTTGGTGAATATCAGTATGATTCACATTAGCTAGATGTTTGCCACCGGCATGCTGAAACAAGTCATCTAACTCTACCGTATCATTATTACTTTCAACTTCATACCCATATATGCGGTCAGCTAACCATCCACATGGGAACACATATCCATCTGCACTTAGATATAGCTTCTTTAGATTTTTTGATTTACAAGTTACTGATGTGTTTTTGAAATAGTTTTTTAATGTATCTTTTGTTTTAATAAACTCAATCTTACTATAAGAACTATTAATATATTGAGGGTCCGTTGGGATTTCAATATGATATTCTACCTCACCTGCCTCACTGTACACCGCTAATGTCTGTTGTATTTCGTGTTTCTTATTAAAGAATCGACTGGTACGTTTGATATTGAAATCAGCAAAACCCAACTCTTTACTTAAAGCATGTGCTTCTTCAACTTGATGTTGATTATGTTTGAATACAATATAGTTCCAATATGCTTTTCCACCGGCATTAATAAATGCTTTGGCATTGTCAATAGCTTTGTTGAAGCTCACCTTACGTCTATATAAATGATTAGTATCCGCTAATCCATCAATAGAAAAGAACACATAACCTTTAGGACCTATTACTTTAGCCAATCTTGCCCACCAACTGGTATCACGCAAACCACCATTAGTTTTTAATGATATCTCTAGTGATGGATTTACAGTTAATAACCATTCAATGATATTAGGTAAATCATTGTTTAATATAGGATCACCGTATGTACCGCAGAAGTCTATTCTATCTAAGTTATTAATAAAGTCAGATGGCAAATGATTTTTTGCCCACTCTAAGTTGTTATTAATCACTGGTAAGCTAGACCATGTTTTGCCACCATAATAGTTTCTAGGGCACTGTGGGCAAGCCGCATTGCAGTTAGTAGTTACTTCCCACTCTAACAGATTATATTCATATGTCATTATTTACAAACTATCTTTAATATATGCATTGGATCATCAATGATTGATTCTACCTGATTCACAACTAAGTTAATATCAGCACCGGTGTTATTACTCATGGTAGATTGAAACCTAGATGGTTCTAATATAGTTATTCTATTTTTAGATGAATCTCTATGTATTAGACCATACACAAAGTTAGTTAATCCTGACTTTGATGAGTTATATACTAGTCTATTTATGTCTATGCCTGGCCAGCTAGTCCACGATGAACCATGACTTGTAACTGCTATAATCTTTTTATTAGAGTATTTGTTTTCTAAGTTTGATATAATATATGCAGGCCCTACATTATTTACCATCCACATGTCCCAAATATCTTCGCTATGTTTACCTGCAGTAATAACAACAATATTGTAGGATTCTAATCCTACAATGATATCATTACATTGTTCTTTGTTCCTAATGTCAAACTTATCATGCCCAAATACATTGATATCAAACTTTTGATTAAGTTGATTTACAATAGCAGTAGATAGTTCCCCACCGCCTAGTATAGCCATTGATTGTTTTGTCATTTATTAAGAACGTTAATGATCTGGGCATCAGCTACCCGTTTTCTCAGACTTGAACTACTGAAACTATGGTCACGACCATTGAATACAATTTCAATGCCACGTTCACCACCTTCATATCTTCCAGTAAACTCTTTATCAGCATATTCTACACCTAGTATGCGAACATCTAACGGTAGAATAAGTAGTAGGTCTATAAGGTCCTGTTCAGTTTGATATACAACAACCTCATCAACATAGCGACAAGCCGCAAGTTGAATCTGTCGTTCTACAATACTTTGAATGGGTTTATTCTTAGTATCAGGTCTATCAATCGTTGGGTCAGTTTGTAATCCACAAATCAAGTAATCACAATGATTCTTTGCCTCACTTAACATAGCAACGTGACCTGCGTGTAATAAGTCAAATGTACTGAATGTGATACCAATCTTCTTACCTTGTGCTTTAAGTTCTTTAATATGATTGAAAATCATTTTGAAAGAGTTCTCCACATTTTAGTTTGTTCATGTTCTTTTAAGAAGTCATCTTCACCTACAAATGTAGGACTATCTGCCATAATCTCATCAAGTAACCACTTAATACGATGTAAATCTTTTTTGATTTCAAAGGTAGTAAATCCATCGTTGTACGGACTATGAAGTTCTACTCCACTCAAGTAGATTTGATGATGCACACTATTATAATCCATTTGTTTACGCATTCCCATTATTTACAACCTTTGTTAGCAATTTGTAGAAACTCTTGTCGTGCCGCTGGATCAGACTTAAATCCACCACCTAAGCGACAAGTAACGGTACTACTACCTGTATCTTCTACACCACGACTTTTAACGCAATAGTGCTGTGCATCAATCATAACTGCAACATCTTCTGTTTGAAGGATGAACTGTAAGGTGTGAAAAATTTGCTCTGTTAACCTCTCTTGAATCTGAGGCCTTTTGCTAAAATATTCTACGATACGGTTGATCTTACTAAGCCCTAATACTTTTTGTTTAGGGACATAAGCTACAGTAGCCAATCCATCAATCACTACAAAGTGATGTTCGCAGTTAGATTGAACATTAACATTACGCTCTACAACCATTTCGTTGTATTGCATCTTGTTATTAACTGTTGTACATTTAGGGAATGCTTCATAATCAAGTCCCCAAAAGATTTCATTAACATACATCTTAGCTACACGTTTGGGTGTTTCAGTTAAGCTGTCATCAGTTAAATCTAATCCAAGATATTGCATGATAGCAGTGAAGTGTTCTTCAATGCGGTCAATCTTATCTTTTCTGTCTAAACTGTTTGGCAATGTAGGTGTCTCAACACCCATTTTGACCAAGTATTCGTGTACTTGTTGACCCAACTCTGGATCTGTTTTTGTTTTATTATAACTCATAGATAACCTTCCTTTGTGATGGTTTTGTTTTGATATTGTGTTACCGTTGTGTAACACAAGTATTTATCACTTTGATTTAGCAACTGATTTTTTTGATTTAGCTCTGACAGCAGGCTTCATATTGGCAAGTTCAACACTAGCGCAGGCCTCACGTACCTCTTTAACTAACGCATCCCAATCCCATTCTAATTCAGTACGACCGTCGGAGTAGGTAGACACAGTTAAGTGACTACCTACTTTTACTGAGTCTGGCAATGAACTAACTTCTTGAAGTTGAATTTTCTTGCGGGTTGCCATAGTTAAGCCTTAGCTTTTGCTTCTGCACGTGCGGTTTTTTCTGCTGTAATTTCGTTACGGCGAGCCTTAACTGCTTTAGCTAACTCTGCTAATGCTTTGCGGGCACGTGTACCAGCGGCTGCATTGCCTTTGTTAAACTTATCGTTCTCGGCATTGTATGCTGCCAAGCTAGTTTCAATATCATTTTGTGCGCTCATGTTTTCTCCTATTTGAAATGAACTTATTCTGTATCACCAGAACCTACTACATTACCATCTTCATCTGATAATTCTAACGGACCTTGTAAGATATAATCTGTATCATCATTACTCCATCCTAATTCTTCCATGCCTTCAAAGTAATTTTCTTCCCAAGCATTTTCAATTTCTTCTCGTTCTTCTTCAGTTATTTCATCAGGGTATTCCCATTCAGCCCAACACCCATCATCAAGACTTTCAAGTTCCCACTCATAATCATCTTGACCGATTTCATAACCATCATCATTATCTAGGTCAATGTCGGGTTTTTCATCACTTTCGCAATAGAATGTCCCCCAACGATAACCTTCCTCACGGATGATTGTTTTACCATCTTTGTACCAATGCTGTCTTTCATAAGCACTCTTTTTGTGAAGTGTTTTTAATGTCCATGTTGCCATGATTATTTCCTATCACCAAACAGTTGTAACAAGTTGATGAACAAGTTGATAAAGTCCATATACAAAGTTAATGCACCACGTACTTCTGCAACATCACTGGCTTGTACACTGAGTTCCTCACGGATCTTCTGTGTGTCATAGGCAGTTAATCCTAGAAAGATAATGATGGCTAATGCTGAGATTACCATCTGCATCACCGTTGATCCAATAAAGATGTTGACAATGCTGGCAATGATGATTGCAATCAATCCAACAAACATAAACTTGCCAACACTATCTAAACTTTGTTTAGTAAAATAGCCATAGCCACTCATAACACCAAACAGTATGGCTGCACCCATAAATGCTGATACGATACTACCCATAGTGAATACAGCAAAGATTGTAGCAAAACTCAATCCCATTAATGCCGCAAATCCATGTAAGCATAACTGCGCTACACTCTTACTAGGGTTAGTAGCTAATATCATACTAACACCAAAGATTGCTACTAGCGGAGAAAAGATTACAATCCACTTTAGCATTCCGGTAAAAAAGAATTCAAGTAACTCTGGGCTAGAGCCTACAAAGTAACTAACAATCATTGATACAATAACAGCAACACTCATATGTCCGTAGACACGGCCCATTGCTGAGTTTACCTCGCTTGCCGAACGATACGACATTTCATTTTCATAAGTTGTTTCAAACATAATAGTCTCCTTTTAGTATTTATTTTCTCTGGTATGTTTGCGATAGTCTGTGTCCATACGCAACCAATCTTGTCCCTTACCCTCTAGAATATCGCAGATTCTATCAATAGTACCATCAGTCCAGTCACTAATCTTACCTTGATTAACGTGCGGCTGATGTAACATATGATACAATTTAATAGTTGCATCTTCAACAGACCAGGGAGTATAAAGTCTTGTATAATCATTCGCAAACGTTTCTGGGAAACTGCGATATGCCGGGTACAATACATTACAACCTAATGCATCTGCTTCACTTACTGTATTACTTACCCAGTCTTGTAATGCACAGTTAAACAATACTCTAGTATCGTTTAGTAACTCATAGTATGTATTCTTATCTAGGTCTTCACATATACGCAATAGACCACGATTTTGCATATCTTGTGTACGCTTCATATAACTATCGTTGTTACTTTTTAGTTTACTACCACTAAACACACAGAACTCTACCCCACGATATACACCATGACGATCCTTCTGTCCATAACGGTTGTAGAATTCTTCAATCACATCCATATAGAAGTCTGGTTGTTTTTCTTGATCCCATCTTGCACTAAATGCAATACGCATAGGTCGTTCATTGAACGGCTTAATGTTATTGTTGATACGACCACGAACTTCTTCTTTACCAAATGCTAGACCTGAGATATTGTAGATCGGTGCCTTCCAACCTGCAATCTTCATATGCATAACCATTTCTTCATTACTAGCAAGTACGCCATCAACGAATGAGTCAACCATCTTCTCATAGTGTCCCATAAACTCACTCATACCCCACACGTGTACGAAATCATCAGGGTCAATTGACTGAGCAAGACAGCGAACATAAATCTTAGGACGACTTGTGATCGGAATCTGTTTCATAATGTAGGGCAATGACTCAATGCCCGGCTGAAACATATCTTCAAAATAAACTATATCACCTGCGCCCACTTCGCCCTGCTTCATCATCTTAACTAGATTCATTAGTTGACTCATACCAAAGTATGTGCGACCATGGGCATCTAATACTTGACCGGTAACAATAGCTTGGTCATTAGATAATGTTTCACCCGGGACAATAACATAGTTAATGCCTCTGCGTTTGAATACACTTTCATTCCAGTCTTGTAACTGTAATGTATATCGTGCTTTGTAAGGCTCTAGGCCCATGTAAAATAGTTTATGCATTTTGTCGTTTAATATCTTCTTCTACACATTTCTTACCATACTGAATTTCTACGATTTTGCATGGTTTACTAAATGTGTTAACTAACTGATGCCATTCATCAGGCTTAATAGTGATTGTATCATGTTTAGCTAACTGTGTCTCAACTATTTCACCCGTTTCAGCATACTTGCGTATCTTACACTTGCCCTCAGTAACAATCCAATACTCGCTACGTTTGGAATGCTTCTGCATACTGAGAGATTGCTTTGGTTCTACTGTAAGTTCTTTTACCTTAGTACCTTCTACCTCATGTAATACACGATAGTAGCCCCACTCACGTTCTGTTTTGGGTGCTTTCCATTCTTGTAGAATCCAACTACTACTATTCATTTTGGTGTCTCCACCTACATTGAATGCAAATAATAGATTCACATCTTCTTCAAATCCTGCCATCTCAGGAATATTTGATTGATTTCTATCTCCACCATTAGCAAAGATAATAGTATCGTTAGGATGTAGTTCACGTAGCTTAACAATAGCATCACGGCTAGTGTTATCAGTGTCATCAAACTTAATGATACCGTCAACATCTTGTAACGCCCAAATGATTCCTGCACGTTCCTCATAAGGCATAAAAGGCTGACCCTTCTTGCGAGCCAACCATTCGTCACTGTTGATTCCAACGATAAGCTTGTCGCCTAGTTGTTTTGCGGCATTAAAATAAGCAATATGACCTGTGTGTAATGGGTCAAATCCGCCTGTGACTAATACGATGTTCATGGACGAGTATCCTCTGCCCATTGATCTTTAGCCCATTTGCCTGTTAGATTTTTTTGATGTTGACGAAATGCAAAACTACGCATGTCGTACAGTGTTGATTCGTCAAACTTATAACCAAAATCTTGACAGAATGCCAAGTAGTTTTCGAGATCCTCGAAAATTTGATTAACACGTGGGTTAGATTGATATTGATTTTTTGCCATTTTATTAATTCCTTTAAATAGCTAGTGATTGATAAGGTTTGTTTGTGTTATAGACAATCGTAGCACCATTCTCATTATCTTCTGATACTTGAATAACGATGTTACGATCTGGATATCGAGTTGCAATGACTTCATAGAGGTCATCACTAATCATTTCACAACTTTTGTAATCCAACGCAAGAATGTTTTGAGAATATTGATTCTCTAACCATCGCTTGAACTGAATAAACTCAATATCACGGTCGTTGTGAAACACTTCAATAGACA